GTTTTGCTTTTTAGCGTGGTTGGTTGACAGACTTTGTCTGTTGTCAACCTTTTTGTACTTGGCATACCTCCTATGGATGTTGTTTTCGGATTCGGTGGAGGAGTGCTATGACAACGTGTTATACATCTTCGTGCTTGCAATGAGTGCTGTGCTCTATATGTGGTTGTATAGACTCAGCGGATTTGCGGATTATGCGGATCTTGTATTTAGCGTGGTTTCATTGGAACCAGCTGAACCAGACGAGATCCTTTCTATGACTGATGTTAGGACAACACTCGGTGGGAAGACTCAAGGGGTCGTAACCATCGATGGTGTCGCTTATCAGGTCGAGATACCGGTGAGGGAGCTTGGTGGGCAGCTGATGGAGTACTTGTACTCCGCGGCAGCTTCCAATGTTTTCACTTCCCAGCCTGAGGCTATGATGAGGTCGTCTGCTTTGACGCCATGTCAGTGGCCCGACGGGGTTGTGATTTTACATACTTCTTCCGGGGTGTCGAAACTTGAGGATTTTGGTTGTGGCTTTCGGGCTACAGTTAAGATAGGTGATGAGCGACATGATGTGTTGTTGACATGCCGACATGTTTTGACTTCTCTTGGGGAACCAGAACGCCTAACTTTACGATACAAGGGAAAAGATCTGCAAATAACTTATTGTGAGTCGGATATTCGGTTTCATCACGGCCTAGACCTTGTGGCAATTTCTGTGCCCAAGGGGGTTTGGTCGGTGCTGGGAGTGAAGAGTTTGAGAGTTGGTGATGTCCGTGAACAAGATATCTTGAGTGTTTACACTCCGACTGGTTCTGGCTTCAGTAGAGCTAGAGGTTTGCCGACCAAGCGCTCACAATTCACTTTCGCCCATTCTGCTAGTTCCCTTCGGGGTTCTTCTGGGTCGCCCGTCATGAACAACCGTGGTCGAGTTGTAGGCATCCATTGGGGTTGTAAAGTTGATCGATTTAGAGGTAGAGTTAATTGCGCTACGCAGTTAGGTTTCCTAAATTTGAAAAGCGGCTACGATACTCTCGAGTCCAAGAGAGATGCGTATGCTACCCTATGCCTTACTCACCGTGGTCGGATTGTCGAGGCCGGTTGTGATTTGGTTTCCTACAAAGGAAGACATATCAGAGCAGGGCTAGATGAGGAACGTTGCGTTGCTCTCGAATTATATGATGAACCTGAGTCTGATTCTGACAGCGAACCCGAAGAGTTCAGGGATTATGGAGAAGGAGTCATTCGTGTTGGGCGAGAAAGGAGCCAAAGGGGTCCTAATCGCATTACAGCAGACACCTTTGATAGTTTGAATACTTTGTGGGGAGATGTTCCCTCTGATAGCGATGCGTACAGCGATGATGAGAAAGAGTCATATGAGAGCCCCAAGGAGACACGCTCTAGGGGAAAGAATATCCGAAAATCTACACGTGAACAAGGACACAGGCGAGAGGCGAAATACCCTGAAAAGAGGAAAGTTAATCGTGAGTCTAGTGAGAATGCTACGCGTTCTGCTAGAAATGGTGATTATACCCCCGCCGAAGTGACAGAGAGTGCGACCTCAGAAACTACTGTGGAGGACGCGCCAGCAGACCGGGTCGGATGCCAACAGCATAGGCCTTCCTCTGCGAATGTCAGTGAACATGTAGGTGATACGAGAGATTTCCAAGGGGGTCTGGTAGCGTCCGAGCGACAGACACCCTTAGAAGTCTCGGGCAGTATGTCTGGACCACAGGAATCTCTAGCGCTTCTTGCGTTAGTTCGGGAGGTTGTGCAGACCCAGTTGAAGGACTCGTTTTCCTCGGGAAAACCGGGTGCAGATACAGGGGAGCAAACGCAAAAGAAGAAAAGGCGACGACGAAGGCGGCAAAAGCGGAATTCGTCGAGCTCCAAAACTGGGGCCACGTTGACCGCAACAACGCGGGAGTCGTCCGCTCGCTCCGATACCAAGCGGCAGCACGAAAGTGCGGCCGCATCCCGTCCTTCCCAGAGCAACAGCGTCTAATGGACGCTGTCTGCTCTCTGTATCCTCGATCGAAGGTACCCGTTTGGGTGTCATACATCGGGGATACCCAACGTATGAGGTGTAGGATTCTAGACGAAATGCTCAACATCAATTGTGATGCTGGTCCGGGAGTACCGTTACACACACTTGGCTTAGGTCAAAATGGTAATGTGCTCAGATCGGAAAGTGGGCTTGTCGCGAATGTCGTGATCGAAAGGTTGCGAAAGTTCTTGGCTGAGCCCCCGGCTGGTTTGTCGCCACGAGAGTTGGTTGAACGAGGTTATTGTGACCCTGTTCGGCTCTTTGTGAAGGATGAACCTCACTCTATTAGGAAACGGCGTCAAGGGCGCTGTAGACTGATCATGAGTGTGTCCCTGGCAGATCAATTGGTGGAAAGAATGTTGTTCAACGCGCAGAACAAGTTGGAGATCAAGAATTATGCAAATATTCCCTCGAAGCCTGGCATGGGTTTCACTGATCTTCAATTACGTCAAACCTGGCTTTACGTTAAAAAGTTGGCAGGAGATAAGGTCTCCGAAGCAGCTGAAGCGGATGTAAAGGGGTTTGATTGGTCTGTCCAGGAGTGGGAGTTGATGTTCGATGCAAGATGTCGTATCAAGCTTGCGGGAGCAACATTGGATAGTGATTTTGGTGTGATGGTCATGGGTAGAGTGTATGCCCTGACTCGAGCTGTCCTGACGGATTATCATGGGAATATGTATAGCTGTGTTATCCCTGGCATTCAGTTGTCGGGTTCTTTTAACACTAGCAGTACTAATTCTAGGATACGGGTGACTATGGCTTTGGCTGTAGGCGCTAAGTGGGCGGTTGCAATGGGAGATGATTGTGTAGAGCAATATGTGGAGAATGCCGAGGCAAAATATGCGGTTCTTGGGCATCCACTACGTATGTACAAGCGTTGTACGGACTCATTTGAGTTCTGTTCCACGAGGTTCACTGCGACCCGCTGTTATCCGACGGACGGTACGAAGACTCTTTATCGGCTGATTGAGCAAAAGACGATTACTGGTGAATTCCTGTATCAATTTCGTTCTGAGATGAGAAATCACCCTAGGCTGAGAGAGTTTGAATCAGTTATAGCCAAAGTCATGTTATCAAGCTCGGACAATGAGTGCTATGGAAAAGAAAACACGCAGGGCGCGGAAACGCACCCGCAAGCGCAAGAGTGCGAAACAAGAACGGAAGCAGGCGGCTCCAGGGGCTGTCCTTCCACTCAGCTTTGCGGTGGCGACTAGGTCGAAAGACCCTGTCACCCGCAGAGCTGGTCGGGGAAACCTGACCGTTGTATCGCATACTGAAACAATCGGGGAGATTGTAGGCTCGTTGAACTATCAGGTTCAAGAGTTTACGATCAACCCAGGCGAAGCTACCGTTTTTCCATGGCTCGAGCAGCAGAGTGCTGCGTGGGAGTACTATAGGTTCCGAAGTTTAGAGTTCATCTATACACCTATAGTTTCAGTTCAGAATAATGGAGTATTGCTGATGGCAGTGGAATATGCCGCCGGCACACCACCTCCTCCTGATCTGAAGTCCATTATGGCTTACCATAAGGCTGTTAACTCGCCGGTTTACCGGAAGGTTAGCATGTCATTGGACATCTCCGCGGCATTCCCTGCTGGTGGATACAAATACGTGAGACACCAAACCCAACCAACGGACAGGAAACTGTATGATGCGGGTGTTCTCATGTTAGCGACGCAGGGAGCTGCGGCGCAGAGTATGGGACTTCTCAGCGTGAGGTATGTTATTGAGTTTAAAACTCCGCAACTTGAGAAGCCCCTTGCTCCGGCAGACGGAGTCATGTTTGTGGCAAAGAATGGCAATCAACAGATTGCTGATGGCGCTGCTGGCCTGGCAGAATACAAGTCGAATGCGACTTGGCCGGCTAACTTCGACATCGGGACTATCGATGGCTTGATTCGAAAGAATCTTGTCAGCGGTGGTCAATCCTTTGTCTTTCCTCCAGGGACTTATGAGTTCAAATCCGATGTAGGCATTTTGTCAAATTTGCTAGCAGGAGTGCCGAGCTCTGAGGAAGTGGAGGTCAAACTTGGGCGGTGGAATGATAATACGGAAACGTTCACTCCCTTCACCGCGCCGTCTGTGTCCGCCACCTCGAGTGAGATGCCTAATCCCAACGCGTATAACCGTATTTATAATATGGTTAACTCGACGATCCAATTCTTCAATGAACCGACGGAGGTCGTTTTGAGAACGCTTGCTGTCCTTGGTGCAGCGACGACAGGTGGGCTTTTAAGACTGAACGCTGGGAGCAATCTCGCGGTCCGGTCGCTGACCTCGACTGGTGGGTTGTAACCACCGCAGGTTCCGTCAACCTGACTCACCCTGAGTATAACTGGACAAAGGAGTCTTACTAAAATGAGTATTAGTACTACGTTCACATAGGATTTTCTACAGCCTGTTGATTCAACCTGTTGATCACTACAGCTAGTTCGTTTTCGCATTGTGCATTGCACAAGTCGGTGAATAACCGTTTAGCTTGTTCTCACTAGTGGTAGATGCCGCGGGTCATTTATGACCCGCGGGCTCAACATGGGGCTGATGAAAACCTTGAAGAAGGCAATTTTGTGCGTGTGTTGTGTTATCCACGACCACATGCGCGCCTTTTTGCAATCTCCAGGATATTCTATGGCTTGTCAGAGAAACCTATGTCGACATGAACGGATTCGTTCGTCCGCCTAGTGTGTCGTAATACGAACCTCTATTTAATAAG